TGGACTTAGTGAACGAGAAGTTCTATTGGGCGGAACAACTGTAACGTTTGAACCGGTAAAAAACGCGGTTGCACCATTAAGAGTGCCCCAAATTGGAGTAAATTTTAGTTTACTTCCAGACGCTAGCAGTGCTGCTGCGACAGTTGAATTACTTGAAGACAAATAAATCGACGCGGAGTAAACGCCAACTACGGGATTAATTCCGGAATAGTGTTGACTACCTGTAACTGCAACTTCATAAAAACCTCCAGAGATTGGAAGTCTCATTTTAAGTGCGATTGAATTAAGGCCTGTAACAGATAGATTTGTAGGTCTTCCATGATCGTAGTTGTACAAAAACAACGTTTCATTTGTGTCAAGTGCCATTCCCTCTGATGAATCACGAATAGAATCATCAAACCCAAATACAAGTTTTGGTCGCCGAGATTCATCGGCACGTTTCGTTGCAAATCGCTTAACAAAATACGTGTAATGATCTGTTTCTTCTGCGGGCGTGTATGAAATTCTAAAACCAGAATCTGGGATCGTTCCAGATATCATGGCTTTAACCGCAGTCGTTACGTCAACATCAAGGTCTTCTTCACCAGTCGTAAAATATTGTGTTGTTGAAACAGATCCTGTGTAATAATCACAAGATGATCCAACAGAACCAGATTGATTACATCCAGACAATAGCCACACATTATTTGTTGAAGCAGTTAGGAAGTTTGCAACATCATAATCACCGTAATAAACAATGTCTTTACCGTGGCCTTCATCAAACGATTTTGACAATGGTGATATCGTAAGAGTAAATTTATCGGGTGTGGGTTGACCACCGTAAACATCAACTAGTTTCAATTTTGCAAAAAAACTGTTGTTCGTTACGTCAATTTTGTTTTCAGAAACAAGCGTTCTTAGTGAAGTAAGATCAAAATGTATAAGCAATCTAGACAGTTCAATGTTTGGTAGTTTCAAACTACCAGTAACAGTTGACCCATACAATTTAAACAAGTCTAGCGTTCCTGCGATACCGACATTGGCTCCGTGAGAACGTGAATCATTAACTACTTTGTCTGTAATATACGTGTCTTTATCTGCTTTTAGAATCTTGTACATCAGACAACCTTTCCTACAACATCAACTTCTGGGAACCGAACTTCAAAAATTGAACCTTCAGGTGCAAGAATAATTCCTTGTTTTGTATTTGCCAAAACATCAAAAGTATTGTCGCTATAAACCCGATTATTAACAGTTCCTGTAATATTGTTGAACTTAACACGGTCGACCGCAATGATCCCAGCCACTGAAAAAATTGCATTTACGATTTCTGACGTTATGATTGGTTGATCGATGTGATAATTTTTGATATCAAAGATTGTTTGCAATTTTTTCAAAACACTTTGCAACACGATTGCACGATTCAAAGTCGGATCGACAACTATTTCAAATGTTAGTGTTAGATTGATAATTCTTGCATCAAGAACATCAATTGCATCTGATATCATCCGATAAGGATTAAGATATTTGACAAGATTTTGTTTCAATGTATCTGGTGAAAGTATCAATTTTTGTTCTGGGGATCTTGATACTATGAATAGTTGTGTTGCCAGCGGGTTATTTTTGTTGGACTTTACTGCGGCTCTAAATACACGACCAAAATTTGAGGGGATTGTGTATACGCGGGCCAACATGTCTTCACGTGTAACGATTCTTTCTTGAGAATTTCGAATTGACGGAATCAACGCCTTCAAATCATCTGCACTAGGCGCATCTTCGCCACCAGATGCTTCTTTTACGTTTGTTATTTCAATTGTTCCCCTAACAATTGCTGACAAATTTGCTGGTGGATTATCAGGGAAAAATGTACTAATTGTTTTGACAATACTGATACTATTACTAGATACGTTGTGATTTAGTCCCCCGCCGTATCTGTACGTAATGCTCAGAGACGTATTTGCTGCTGCTACGCCCAATGTATTTGTTTGCAATAGCTGTTGTGGGTTAACAGTGATTCTAGAGAACGTTCTAGCATACGGAAATGATATTGCAAAATCGGAAGGATCTGGTATGATGTCATCTTCAAGTGTTTCTGCCGTGCCGCCACCAAACGTTAGAACTGTGCTTCGTGTTGCTAGATCAGTATCTGACTTAAATCGATATGGAACTGGGATAACCTTTATTGCTTCAGGTACAATGTCATTATCTTTTGACGTGTTAATGACGTTCTTATAGACAACATCGTGTGTTAGTGCATTTACTTGATAATACGTATTTCCGAGAGCGTCAACAACATTTATAACGTCGGTAACGTTTGAGTTATTGAGCGTAATTTGTCTAAATGGAACAAACGTTTCACCGATACTAAACGTGTCAGTTGTTTCTTCACCAGAAACACAAAGACCTTCAAGTGCCATGATAAACGTTCTTGGCGTGCCATCAGATGTTTTTGTTCCGACTTTTATCGTTGCAAGAAATGTACCGTCAGTTCTTCTTTTATCGAAATCAACGTCTTCAATGAGAATAAAATCAACGCCACTGTCTGAAGAAAATATAGATCCTGCCAGAACCTGAGGTATGCAATCTTGTCTGGGTACTATTTTGTTTGAAACCAATACAGCGGGTATTTGAACAAATATTGTTACTTTGACAGTTGCAGGTGATGCTCCAACGATAGGAATACCTGATGAACGAAGATGACGCTGAATGTTAACTGTTTCGACCGCAGTTTCTGCATTAAGTTCAGAGTATTGATGATCCATGTAAAACGACATGTTATCACCAACGAACGCTGCCATGTCAAGAAACAAGCCACCCAACGAGGCTTCCGAAAAATCTCTAAGGCGATCTGGATAGTATAGTTTGGCGTAATCTAGTATTTGTGATCGTAGACCATCAAAGTCTTTTGCTAGATATTTTCTTTGTCTAACTTGTACGAGGTCGTCGCGTTTCAATGCCATAATTCACCGCTAAGTTATTAACTATCATACAACGCCCGACGAGATCCATTCACATAGCGTACAAATTTAGCTCAAGCGCCTGATTAGTTGTGTTAAGTGTTGGTATGCTATATGTTATCGTTATAACAACATGTGCAGTATTTTTATTGTCAGAATGATCAATCGTTGATGAAAAATTTTCTAGTGAAACATATGGCATCCAACGACCTACGGCACCAGATATTCTTTCAATTGCTTGTCCATCAAAGTTCTCTGCTGAGGAAAGCTCTGACATTAGAGGTCTTAGATTTGCACCAAAATCATAAAGACCCAAGCGTTCTCCCCAATTTGTCTGCAACATATTACGCAAGTTGTCTTTTACTGTATCGACAAGATTATCATATGTGACCAAAATATCGGTGCCTTCACCGAGGTTCAATCTTAGCGGCGTTTTAATTCCTATAGGAGTTGAACTACGAACAAGTGTTTCAATTATTTTTTGTTCTTGTGTCTTACCAGAACTTCTGAAATCAAAATTTCCCATTAGATCTATTCTATATAAGACTTCTAACGCTAATGTTCCTTTAATCACTTTTATTCTTTGTTTCTTTGCACCGTTGTATACACCGCGAATAGTACTTGAAATTTCAGCAACAGTAATTTTCCCATCTTTAGGACTATGATCAAGTCCTTTATTCCTGGTATAAAGATCTAGTGGTTTTTTTGCTTTGGGATCAGGTGGAGGATCATTTGGTCCTGGTGTCGGCAATGCTGCATATGCAATTGCGCTCGGCTCGCTGGCTACAAAACCTGATGCAAATACACCCAAGTACAATTTTTCCAATGATGTATACACTTGTTTTGGTGATTTGTTATTATATTGCTGCAAAACAGTTCTCCAATGTAGACCAGCTGGGACTAGTTGTTCAACGTCTGACATTGCATAAAGTTTATCAAAAGTATAATCTTTATTGTATTTTTTATTGATCAACTTCCATGAGATTGGTGTGAATTGAATTAGGCCAACTGCGGCGACTTTATCTGTTGGAGTAATTTTTGGTCCTGCAACAATTGGTCGTTGTCGTGGACTGAATGTATGTGCAGTCTCGAAAGAAAAAACTGTCACCATCCAGTCTGCAAAATTGTCAGCAAGCGGACCCGGCCCTTCGGCAAATTCTTCTGCTAGATCAATAACAGCTTTACGAAATTCAGTAGATGTTCCTTCCAAGCCTTCAACTGCTAGCAACGTTTTGCCTACATATTTATCTGGTGGAGGCGCAGCACCTGTTGCAGGGGTATATCCATATGATTTTGCTAGCGTTCCAACAGCACCATCTGGCGAAGCTCCTAGTGTACCACCAATTGCACCCAAAACTGAACATTCTGCAACTGACTTAATCAACACAACTGCACCGGCCAACAAAGTTCCAGGCAGTGGTTCTGCTGTTGCATTTGGAGGTAGCAATTTTCCGAAAATATCACACAGTGGAAATTTGGGAAAATTCAAAATTAGTGTTGGAATTTTTACAACTAGTTCTAGAAGAAGTTCTGGTAGTTTAAGAATCAAATCAAACCATATCTTCAAAGAAAATGCAAGAGTTGGGAGTTCTGGCAATTTCGGCATCTTAAACCCCAGATCAGGTGGGATTGGTGCCTTAAGATCGAATCCCAATTTAGGAATTTTAATCGCGAGATCTGGTATATCAAGAATTAGATTAGGTAGATCTGGTGGCTGCGGCGGGAATTTGATATTGAGATCTGGTATTCCTATTGCAAGACCAAATGCGATTGGATCAAAAAGAATTGGTAGAAATTTAAAGTCTGACTTAAAGTCAAGCGCTTTTGCAATCTCTAGAAACGTACCAAGAATAAATTTATGATAATCAGGATATTTGTCTTTATCGTTTAGATCGATAAGATTTGCAAATTTTACAGGAGGCACTTTGAAACACAAAAGTTTATCTGCATTAATTTCTGGTAGTCCCAAAGTCATCAACTTCGTGACTTCACCGTTAAATCTTTTCATGGCACTGTCGGTTAGAACAGTTTCACCAGTAATTGAATCTTCGCCCAATATTCCGGCAATGTGTTGTGAACGAGTACTTTTGTCCGGATCTTTATTCGTTGTTGGCATAACTTCATCAAGACCTTTGTTGAATATTGACCTTGACCAGACGTACCGGTACCTTGTTGACCACCCATTGAATCAATTATAGGAATAGCAGTAACTTTTCCTTGATCAGTCACAGCATTGTCTTGGCATAGAACTGCCAGACTTGCATCGTCACCACCAAGCTTTACATAGCCGTCTTTTGACGGTCGAATAATAATGTCACCATTACTTCGAAGAACAATTGCTGCATATTTTTCTGGGTCTTCTAGACTTTTTACAGCGCCTTTTGTATCAGATTCAAATCCAGAGACAAGAATTTCTACATCCATTCTAGCAATAATTCGAACTTTATCTGATTTAATAACAATAGCACCGCAACCTTTTGATGGATCTGCAACAGCTGAATCAGGATCACCAATGCCGTCGCCAAAATTGTCAGTGTTAAAGCTATCAATACCAAGATTCTTATCGACCATTGTGCGTTGAACAATAAGAACCCTAGATCTATCCGCTTTAAGATCGGGGTCGCCTTCTTTTTCTACGAGTTCTGCTGTCGTTTTACCAAGTTCTGTGTTAAAATCAGACTTGTCAGCAATTCTTTTTGACTTTACTTCTTTCCCACCAGTTTCTTCTGTTTGTCCACGACCGGCAACAAGATCAATAGACCCAGCTTCGCCATCCATGTCTTTTTCAAACTTTGACGGAATCGCCCCTCTTACGGGATCAATTTTTTTCTTTAGATCGGCGGCTGCTCCGGCTCTGTCTGTACCTAGAACTATAAGGGTGTTATTGCTTCCCTCAAAGGCCATATCTCCGGGCCTCTTGCGGTATCTAGGAATCTTTTCATATTTATGAATTTGGCTACCATCTGAATTAGATATCAATTTTTCGTAGGCCTCTTCGTCGCCTCCACCAATTAGAGCAGTTTCTGCGACAGTATATCTTTCATTGTCGAGCTCGCGAGGTTGACCATTTCGATATTCATATATTGGTGCCCCCGTTCCGTTAAAAAGATCCTTTATTTTTGGAGTAAATGACGGATCAAAGCGCCGCGGCGCGTGTTGATGATTAACATCGTCGATATAACCTAGTTCTGTTATTTTGCAAAACCAATAGCCAACAGTTCTTTCAACAACACCAGGAGCTTCGAACATTACCCAAACATGTTCACCCGGCTTACATGGAAATGATAGGTGTGATGGAAAGAACGGAAGTAGAAACATTGGAGCTTCGGCCGAGGTCGATGAGCCATCAATGATACGTTTGCCAATAATCGTGTTTCTTGGAAGCACGGCAGCTTCATCCATATTCGAAACTCCGACAATATGTTTCCATGTGTCTATTTTGTCTTTATCAATAATTGACGGATCAAAAATCGTATCGATTACAACGTAACGATAAAACATTGGCAGATATGGTTTATCTCCACTAACACCAAGTTTCCTCATGTGTATGTCGAGCGCTCGCTCGCCCCAACCTTCGGCGATACGTCCAGAAAAATCAGTCATATATCTTATCTATGAAAAACGATTATTTATGAACCTTTTACCATGCGATCATACATGTCATCAGGATTGATGTCTTCATCGGCTTTTTCGGCCTTTGCGATCAGTTCAGCAAGTTTTATTAGTTGTTCGTTTGCTTTACTCATTCTTTCGATGTACGTAGCAATAGTTTTTCCATGAATAGCATGTTCACTGCTTTTTCCCTGGACAATTTTTACTAGTTGGCTAAACATCGCATACGAATTTTGTCTATCAGAGATAGCATTTTCATAAATTTCAAGCCACAATTTTCTTTTTTTGTCGCTTAGAGAGTCTATTTGTGTTAGAAGACTACTAAAATCTTTGATTCGCTCAAGAACATCACGATCTTTTATTTCTATAATTTCTGTTGTTTCACCAATGTCTGTCATATTCGTCCTTCAGAAAAGTTTGAACTTTGGTTCGGTCTTCAATTTCTTATAATGCTTTTTGATAACTTGCATAGCAGTTGTCAATTGTTTTGGACTTAGACCAGACAATTCACGCATATACAACAAGATTGCGCTTTTGTTTAGAAGGTCAATGTCTTCAACATTTTCAAAAATTGTAATGATTGAATTAATACACGAAAGCTCATTTTCAGTTTTTGCTTTAGATCTAATTTCGTAAAGCAATTTAAGTATACCGCCAGCCAGCGAATCATTCTCCATCAATACTTCTGCAGATTGAACGATACAATGTTCATCAACCATCTGTGTTTCTAGCGCATTAAGCGCATCTGGGTCATCAAGGGAAACTGTTCTTTTTACACGCTGGGCCTTTTGCTTTGTTCGTATAATCAACCAATTTTTGGCAACAACGTTGAAATATGAAAATGCATTAGTGCCTCGAGCACCGTCAAATTTGTGAATTGTTTCGAACAAGAAATTAACACAATCATTTTTCAGATCATCATATGTGTCATGAAGACTAGTGAACTTATGAATGTTAATCAAGTTTTCTGAAAGCTTTTCAAACGCAGGCATAATCTCTTTTTCATAAAGACGATTATGTTCTTTTCTGTCAACACATGTTTGATATGCACAGATCGCTGCTTGTGTATTTGCGTTAAAATACATTCTAGCTGCTTTCTTTTTTGCAGCATCTTCATCAGCTAGAATTTTTGCAGCTTCGGCAAGTGCTGCTTCTTCAGGAGTTAGTTCAATTTCTGGTACAACAACTTTTGGCTTTGAAACACGCCTGCGACGCTTTTTCTTTTTTTCTACAACGGGTTCTGTAATTTTTGAACTAGTCTTTTTTGCTTTAGCAGTTGCCATATTATTCATCGCTTTCATCGTCATTTTCGTCGTCTTTAAATGGACCGACAATTAGATTTGCAACAAGCAATATGACATTACGTGCACTTTGTAGATCTGAAACTAGTTCTCTAACAACTGGTTCATCAGACATAACTTCAAGTTTAGCACGACGAGCCGCCCGTTGATAATGTAGATTTAGTACATCAAGAGATTCATCTACAACATCCTTTATTTCTTCAATTTTTTCAGAATATTTAAGGTTCAAACTAACGCTCCAGAACAATAGTCCGGAAAGTATTAGAACAGTTATAATCAGAGCAATTATGAAAAACCACAACATATTACAAAACGTCTTTCAACAATTCGTCATATGTTTTTGCGATTGTTTCGAAATTATACAGTTTCTGAATTTTTTCGGAAAGATCAACTGCCCATTCTTTTGGAACAGTTGGCTGAGCACGAAATTTTGCAATTCTTTTCTTTGCATCGTCTTCTGCAGGATTAGCCCATCGAGCACCCTTGACAAAAATGTTCCCATCAAGTCTTGAAGGATGAACTTCACCGAGTTGGTAATAAACACTTACATATTTTCCCAATTTAAGAAAATCAGTATGACCAGACCAACCAGTTGCTATTACTGGAAGTGCTGATGCAGCGGCTTCAAGAATTGGCAAACCGAAGCCTTCACCTCTTGTAAGTGCAACAAGTGCCTTGATCTGTGGGTGGCGATAAAGTGATGCAACTTCATTATCGTTCATATCACCATGAAGAAAATGAATTTTCGGATAAGGACCCTTACGACATTCTGCTAGAACACCGTTCAAAAGACCCTTAACAACATTACGATCGATCTTTGTATGTCGACCCATGTTTGTTTTGATTACAATCCCAACGTCTTTATCGTCCTTAAATGTTTCACACAACCATTTAAGCGTAAAAAACGTATTCTTTCTATCATTGTGAGGATTATTACCCGTCAGTTGACCAAACATCAAAAAATTAAAGTTTGTAGAAAGCTGAGGCAGAATTGGAAGATCTTCTGTTCGCTTAGAAATTGTATCGATAAACGCCTCTGGCACTATGTCGATAGGAACTGTGACCTTCCCAGTGTTTTCAAAACAAGAAACAACGTGTTTCGAAGGAACAATAACTCTGTTCATTGAGTTACATGCTTTTATCCAATCTGGGTGACATCTATCAGTTTCAACTCCAGCTGTCATTCCAATATTGTATTTTGCAATTTTGGGATCCCATTCATTGGGGAGTTGCAATTGGAAACTAACGTCTCCTCTTTCTTTTTCATCAACAATTCGGTTAATGATCTTTCCAACCAGACCGTCGTGCAAAGATTCATTTAGCAACCACGGTGTATCACCCCAAGGTAGTGCATGAAATTTTACGTCCAAATCTGGGCGAGATAGCAACCACTTTGCAACCTGTCGAAAGTGAACACCATAACCAGACTGCGTTAGAACAGGACCTCTTAGAATAACGGTTTTCATTGATAAAATCTCAGTACATGACCAACGTTCATGTTTGTCTTTCCATGTGTTAATACATTCTGTCAAAGTTCTATCCCACTCGCTAATAACTGTTTGCATGTCATAATCTTTATGTGCATGAGCCATTGCTTTTTTTCCAAGTTCTGCTCTTGCTTCTGGTCCCATTTCATACATTTTCATGAATGCATTTGAAAGTGTTTCATGTGAAATAAAATCTTCAAAAATATATGGAACCATCTGATTACCAACAAGTGATTTAACTTCAGGTTCAAGTGCAATTCCGTATTGTTCACCGGTTACGTGATCTTCAACCTGTCTTGTCAGACCACCGGTCTTTATTGCAATGATTGGTTTTCCACACATCATTGCTTCCAGCGTTGCAAGACCAAACCCTTCGTTAACACTGCGATTTACAACAGTGTCAGCAACGTTCAAAAGGCCGACCATTTCCTGAAAACCAACGCGGTCTTTCGAAAAAACAACGCTTTCCTTTATTTGAAGGACGTCAATAACATGATGAAGATTTGCACCTTCATGATCAAGTGGATCAGCATGCATAACAAGCGTTGCTTTTGAATGTCCATGTTTAGACTTAAGATTTTCCATGAACATTCGCCACGAAATAAGAATATCGCTAGGCATTTTACGCCTAGCGTTTCTACTAACGAACATTGCAATAAAGTGATCTTGTCTTTCAGCTCCAAGAATGCTAGTTTTGAAAGCTTTAACGTCGGCTGCGGGAAGAGGCTTGAACAATTCTTTTGGAACTGCATGAGGTATGTAATTTGTTTTTTCTGGAAAACGCTTATGTACCATGTCATACGTAGGATAATTGATACAGTTGACAAGATCAGTTGATTCGTAAAGAACACGATTAAATTCTGGCCATGGTGGATTGTCCCACAAGTGGTTATATGCAATTGGACAAACCTGATGAATCTCGTCTTCCATTTCCCATGCCCAAAGAAAAAATCTTGGATCAGTGAATAGAAGAATTGCGTCTGGCTTTAGTTGAACTAGCGCTTTTCGCAACAGTTGTTTGTCACCGAAACCATTCGTTGGTTTGATAACGAAATCGGGATTATCACCAACCATTACTTCAGAATAATCATCGTGTTTAACAGCACCACCAAAAACACGAAAGCGATATTTCCCAGTTGCCAACAACCCGTTGATCAACCATCGCGCCTGAGTTCCAACTCCCGACGTGGAAAGCGGATGGTCACACATCATCAAAATTGTTTTTTTCTTTTCACTTGCCATGTTTTTCTTAACTTATCATAATACAACTACAAGATGTGTAATCTACTTAAAGTACAATGAACAGTATTTTTATATTCACAGTACAGGCACGAACTACGATTTTTTAGCTTAATACCTTTTTTGATTGAACTTACCATACTGTTCAATACTTTTAGTGAACGTTCAGTTGTTACATCACCTACAGAAACTTTTATAAGTTCACAGTGAGCCCCGGGTTTTGCGGTTCTTTTAAGAAGAACAAATCCACATCTAATTGATTTTGGGTCTATTTTTGCTTTTGTAGACCAAAAATTCTTATAAAGAATCAACTGTTGATGAACAATTGGATCTGATTTTTTATCAGCTCTCCACCCCCAAGCGGTCGATTTCCAATCCAAAAGCCAGTAAATTGGTTCGCCACGTTTACCTTTTATTTTGATAATACCGTCAATAAACCCTTTGAATGCATGAGGATATTTTTCTATGGGTTCGTATAGTTGATGTTCTGCGTCAACATATTCCCAATTTGGAAAAGTCTCTTCTAGCCACACAGGAACTTCCTGAAGAATGGTTATGG